CCACCGAAGTACCCCTACCCCCAGCGAAAGCAAGACAAGCGAGCTCCAGAACCATTCCGGTGGACGGAAGACCAGGCTCCACGCTCACCGTGCAAGACGTGCCGGACCAGACACACGGCATGAAACGTCACACGCAATTCCAATCCCCCACCACCTCCATCAGATTGGAAACGCCGATATCGAAAAATATCAACCTCCCGAAGATGGAAAAGGTCGCCGACGATCTGGAGACATGGCGAACCCGTTCCAATGAGAAACGTGGCGAATACGATGCGCCGATCGCGCGGATGGAGGCATCCGGAACCGGATTGAACCGGCTGACGGTATCTCCGGTATTCGGGACGCCTCCCCGTAGACCTTGGCAGCCATGGAAATGGAAAGCATGGCAAAAAGCGAGGGAGCGAGAGTCCCTGGCCTCGAATGGATTCGACTACATACACAATTAGCAGAAAAGAGCAGAAATGGTAGATACGTTGACTTCTCCCCACGGCTAAAGCCGGGGGATTCTAAGCTTTGATGGGACATGCGCCCCCGGGGTAGCACCCGGATGGCGTCTTACGGTCCCGTGGGCTTCAGGGACAAGTCCTGCCCTGATGAGCATGTTCAACGCCGCGTTCTTATCACGGTCCTTCACCATTCCGCAATGCTGACAGCGGTATGTACGCACTTTCAGTCCGATTGGGGGATTGGCTATCTCCCCGCATTCGGAGCATGTTTGCGTGGTGTATGCCGGACTGACCGGAATGAGTTTGCGACCGTTCTTGACGGCTTGCCATTGCAGTATCTGGATGTTCGTGGCGATGGCGGCGTCTTGGGCGTTGCGAGCCATGTTGGTTTTCGATAGGAACTTCGGCTTGAAGTTCTCGCTGGCGATGATGTCGTTGCGTTCGCACACATGTTTGGCCCACGTGTGGGCAACGGTGAGACGTTGCCCTGCTATGCGCTGGCAGAGTTCACGGTATTGTTTCCTTGCTTTCTTGTAGCCTTTCGACTGGTTCGGATATTTGACGCCCTTCTTATGCCTGCGCGCCATGCGTCGTTGCAGTCTCACCACTTGGCGGTGGCGCGCCCTTTCGAATCCCATGTGGGGGAAATCGTCTGGGGAGTCTTCGGAAACCTCGCCCGTCGAAAGATTCAATCCGACCGTGGAGGCGGTGGTTTTGACGCCCCAGTCCATACCGACCGCGTGCCTCGTTTCCGGGAGAGGCTTCGATTCCACCTCTACCACGAACGAGGCGTACCAGTGTCCGTCGGACGACCTGTACACGCGGACGCTCTTGGGCTGTGAGGGCAGTTCGCGGGACCATACGACGGGGATAATCATGCCCTTCGGCAGTTTGAGCCGGGTCTTCCCGTCCTGTTCCACGAGGGTGAATCCGCCGATGCGGTAGTTGAGTGATGGCAGTGTGGTCTTGCGGCTCTTATGCCGTGGCATTCCCGCCTTGCGTTTCCTTGAGGATGTCTTGCGGTCGGAGACGGCTTTCCCTCTGGATTGGCTGTAGTCCCTGACTATCTGCTGTTGGGGTACGCAGGAGTGTGCGGCGAGCCATTTGCCGCCGTCCTTGTCCGTCTTGCTTGCCCTTAGAAAGGTGAGGTATTTCTGCGCCTGCGCGGCTCCGAACGTCTCGCCGCGTTCGTATCGCGCTTGGGATTCGTCCACCATGCGGTTCCATACGTATCGGCAGGCGTCCCATTCGGCAAGCAGATAACGTTCGGCCTGCTTGCCGGGGCGTAGCCTGTATTTGTATCGAACCTTCATGGAAAACATTATATCACACCACATTTATCTACTTATATGACGCGACTGCCATATAATGGCAGACATGGGAAAGATGGACAAAGTGAAACACAACAACAACGTGACCTACAGATGCCACTACCACGTCGTGTGGTGTCCGAAATACCGGCGAAAGGTGATAACCAGCCTCGACCCGAAACTCGACAATCCGCCAATCGACGGAGACCCCGGACCCGTGGACGAACGGCTCAAACAGATAATACGAGAAGTCTGCAAGGAAACCGGAAACGACATACTCGAACTGGAAACCATGCCCGACCACGTGCATCTACTCGTGGACTGCGACCCCCAGTACGGCATCAACAAACTCGTCCGACTCATCAAGGGACGGACGAGCAGATACCTCCGCTCGGAATTCCCCTCACTCAAACGCCGCCTGCCGACGCTATGGACGAACAGCTACTTCGTCGCAACCGTGGGGGGAGCGCCACTCTCCATAGTGAAACAATACGTACAGGACCAACGCAACGTATAAGAAAAAGGCGGCTCACCCCAGTCTTAAAAGACGGGGCTTGCGCCGCCAATTTCGGTCAGATCAGCGCAGGCGAGACGCCAACTGAGGGAACCCGAGAGCGGCCGGTTCAAGGACGAACACAAAAAAGCCGGGTTCCCGAATGCTGACGCCTTGGAAAAATATGAGCGGCAAACATCCGTCGTGTCTCCGCCCGCATCCTATTACGACGGGACCATGAGCGAAGAGAATCGTGAACTGTGGGCCGAAGGGATGGACGCACTCCAAGACAACTCCCCCTATGTAGGTTTCTCCGGAGGATTCGACGAACAGGATGACGCATCAATCGACGGATGGCGCATACACCGAAGGAACACTCCGACAGGAAACACAGTGTACGAGTTTCGCGACGCGAAAAGCTCAACCCCAAACCGAGTGGCGTACCTGATCAAGCAATCGAATATTGACGCCGGCCATTCCCCCACATGGTTGGATGAACGGCAGCGGTCATTCTTCAACGTTCTGACAAACAACAAAAGGTAAGAGTTACGGCAGACAGCTCGAAAACTTCAACCCAAAATAGCAAGGAGAAACAATGGTCGACTCCAGAAAATCAGCACAGGCAAAACAGCAACGTCGAAACCGTGACGGCACTTATGCGGATGAAGGCAAAACTAGTAGCATGCCGAGCGGGGACATCCTTGAACGTTTTGAACAACGTCAGCAAACCAATACTGGTGATGCGCCGGTTGAAACCTATGAGGCAGGCGTGAAGCGTATGCAGGAGCTGGATCAGAAGCTTATCGACATTGCCAACAAGGAGTATGAGGAACGTAAGTTCGGCCCGGACGATGAAGCGTATCGCGTGGAGTCGGGCATGTATGTCAGCAAGGAGGAGTTCGAGAAGCTGCCGGAATTGGATCGCAACCGGTATATCGCATGGGGCAACGACTGCATGGATGACAACGAGGATGCGTGGAACGATCCTCAAAGAATGGAAGAGCTTGCCCGAGAGTCAGCGGAGGATGATGATGCCGAAGTGTATTTGACCGAACCGGAGCTGGCTTACACGGATGACATGGATTATTCCTTCGGAGAGTATCTGGAATCCAAGGGTTGCAACCCGCAGTCGGCGGAGGAAGGCGCCAACATGGCGCTCCAAGGCCATCCCAATCTGGAAGTGACCGGCAACACGTATCCGCAGGTGTGGCCAACCGACACTGACAACAACCATCGACGTGCGAAACTCTTCTACCTAGGTGGCAGCAAAGGATGGCGAGTCACCTTCTCAGACGGTCGCGGAGACGTGAACAACACCGTCATCGACTATAAGAAAAGCGACATGGGCAGCGACTACTACGATCAGACCAACACCGCACGAGAAGCGTTCAAGACCGCATTCGACTGGGTGGACGGCGGAAACAAAAAGAAGAAGCACTGACATTCATGGGTTCTTGACCCGTATTTCTTCCGAAAGAAGTCCACGCCAAGAACCCGGTCTGCCTTTGCCAATATCTTGGGGAATATGCCTGATATTTCCTTGAACTGCACGAGACTCGATTCGAACGTAATCGAAATCGAGTTTGATGATGGTCTGCTGCATTACCGTTTGAATCTGTCTTCGAATGCTGCACATACGCTGCTTACGCTTATCGACAGCGTGCTTAAGGAACCATCCGCGAACAAACTAGAGAGAATAGAAGACCTGCGATTCGATGTTTGGGACGATGGAGGAAATCGTTATGGCATCAGGGTATCAAACCACGGTGCAAGCATAACCGGCCGTGTATCGGCAATCGAATTGGATACATTCGCGGACAAGCTGGAACAATTCGAATTCGGCGTACAGACGGGAGTCGGCCTCAGCAAGCCAGAAGAATAGAACAATGTGGCCAGTCTTCCTTGATCCCCCGTACAAGACAGATAGGCCACATTGCAATGCAATCAGTCCTGATTTTTTTGAAGCCAATCGACTAGATCGGCAGCGGTCAGATCAGACAGCCTTCTATTGGTTCTCAATTGTCGCGCAACTTCATA